CTTTAATTACTTCAGGAATATCAGTTCCATTATTGTCTACAGGATCTGTATGCATTATAAGTAAACAGCGTTCGGCTTGTTCTTTTGGGAGTTGGTCTGTAAAGATTCTCCATGCTGTAACTACATCTCCTGGGTTTTTTCTTCTGATGTTTCTGTTATTCCAAAATACTATAAAATCATATTCTTTTTCTTCAAAGAATTTTTCTTTAAATGCTTCAAATTCAAAATCGTTAACAATAGGGAAGAATTTTTTATCATCTATGCCATGGGGGACATATTGGGTTTGCCAATCTTCTTTTGGGTAGTCCCTAAGTACATTTTTAACTAGATTTTTAGTTTGTTTAGAAATACAAAGAAGAAGGTCATCTGAACGATAAAAATCTCTATTATACATTGGATAAGGTAAATCATCCCATATAGTATAAAAAATCATAGGGATTTTAGTTCTAATTTCCTTTTCCATTCTATATAACCATGTCCAATAACGTGGGTCCGTAAAATGAAGGATAGCATCTGGCTTTTCCTGTTCAAGAAGTTGACGGATAATTTGGTCATCTCCATACCCACTCCATGGAATTACTTTCACATTAGAATCAGATAACCCAGTTACTTCATTTATCTGGGGGCTCAAATCATAAGCATTACCCTGTTCAGGGTGCTTAACGGCAGCCCCTAAATTTACCCAATTAAAATGATGGGCTGTGTTTAGGACAATCTCTTTGCCCATAGTACCTATACCACTGTGTAATCTAATATCATCACAGAGGAATAGTATTTTTTTTCTCTCCCCTTGGGGAATATAACCTTTTTTCATTAAATAAAACCTTTTTATTGTTTATAATCCACTACCACTAACGGTTAGGTCAGTATGTGTATGTAAAGTTTTTGCAAATTCCTCATTAGTTAAATAAAGATGTATACTTCTATTTACTAGTTTTTGAAGGTTAAACTTTTGTCTAATTGAAGCAACTTTAAAATCTTCAAATAAACGTTCTTCTAATTTTACGGATGTTAATTTTAGTGCCATGTTGTATATGTTTACATATACATATACATAAATCACAATTCCCCCGCCCTTTTAGCATGTTTTATTGCTTCTTTTACTCGAGGATGTTCTAGTATTTTTAATTTTTTTTCTATATTTTCCCCATAAACATTTGTTTTAGTTGATTCTTCAAATAAATCGTCACCCACTTCCTCTACCATTTGGTTTAAAACCATATCGTGAGCATGATCTTCATCCCATTCTTCTTCTTCAACTATATTTTCTTTTTCTATAACTTTTTTTGGCTTTAATTGCTCAAACGCAAAATTTGCTGCAATAACAAGTGCAATTGCAAGTGGATCAAATACAAAAATTATAACCAATAAAAGTATATTAATAATCTGGTCCATTGGTTTACCTGTTAAACCAGATAAATACTTAAGGGGACCAAGTTCGCCAGCTATGTTATTATTACTAGTTACCTCAACTATTTCGGTTTCATAATCGAATAGCTGTTGGTTTAGGTTATCTACTCTAGAGTTAATTTCAGTCTGTCTTTCAATAGCTTGATCAAGTTGTTTTTCTAAGGCTCTTCGAGTAGATGACGAAGTTGTTGTTATTAGTTGGCCAGTTTCTTTGTCTTTATACTGTATTACATTGTTAGATAAGCCAGACCTCAGGTCGCTCACGGCCTCGTTAATAGAGGATTTTTCATCGCTGTATATCGTAAGTTGTTCTTTTACATTATCCCTTTTAGTTTCTATAAGAGAGATTTGAGCATCTATATTGCCAGCTAAAGCCGCAGTTTCTTGATACGCAGCAGATAAGAAACCATAAATACCCATTGATGTAATTAAAATTAATACCAAACAAGCTACTGAAAGGTAGTATTTTAATAATCGAGGTAAATTTTTTCGGTATTGATAAAGTAGTGAGGCTATTACTAATTTAGCTATTTCAAGTGAAGCAGCCATTATTATAACAGCAAATGCCGCTCCAGCAAACAACTTACTTAAACCACTTACAGAGTAGAAAGCAGCTGATGCTGAAACGGAAAGAGCAGATAGTGCTATTATAAAAGGAAATAGCTTATTTTGTATGGTTTTTATCACAGAATTCAGGTTTATCTTTAAAGGGACACCACTTACAGTTTTTATCTGATGGGTTTTTAGTGTACTCCTTCACCTGATACATATCATCCTTAAAACAGTCTTCAATAAATTCATGGAGATGTTTAGATACACGATTCATAGTTACCTTACCTGATGAGGGTTCATATGTTTGAATACGTGAAGCCATCGCAGGGTATTTTGGATCTTTTGGGATTTTACGTTTTACAATGAAATATTTACAATCAATTGAATCAACTGGGATATTATATTGTTCCGCAAAATATCTTTTATATAGAACCATCTGAGCCATTTTAATTTTATTTTCTTTATCCCATTTCCCCCAACCTCTAGTAGATGTTTTAATATCCCATATAGTTACTTTTTGAAGATCTTCATCATAGAATACTAAGTCAAGTTTACCATAAAGCATAATATTAGGATGCTCTTCGTGAGGGGGTGTTAGTATAGGCATTTCTACACCTAATAATCTAGTTCCCCTTTTTGAAAAATACATCTGACGCCTTTGGAGAAAAAAATCAATGATATTAAGACCATCATTTACAAACTCCATAATTTCTTTTTTAGTAGAAAAATTTTCACCAATTTGTTCTTTATAGTCCTTATACATCTGCATAAAGCGTTGTTGAAAATCTTCATAGATAGGAAACTCATCAGCGGCTTTAATTGATGTATTATACATTAAATCAAGATATTCTTGGAGAGTTTCATGCATTGCAGAACCAAATGCTAAATGTATATTTGGGGGTTGGCGCATTTTATCAATATACATTAATTTCCATTTATGGGGGCACTCTAACCATAAAGAAAGTTGAGTATAGGAAATCATCCTATACTTTTCAAAGTCCATTTGGGGGACAACCGTATTTTGTATGTTTTCTAAAATCATTTAAACTTACCTTGTTGTACAATTTGCCCTATAATCCCATATACACTAAGATCTTTAAGTGTATCTTCTATAGGTTCTCCTACTGTATCAGGTTCTCCTACTACAACCAAGTTTTTTAAACGTTGGATTTTATCATTTATCCTAAACCATAATCCTGTAAGTGCTAATTTAATATCAGCATCTGTTTCAAGATTGGTTCCTACATTTACATTTGAAGTACCATAATTACGGTGTTTTTTACAGAATAAAACATACTGTTCCATCATAATTTTTTTATACTCTTCTGTCAATTCAGGGTATTTTTCTTCACACCACTTTACAGCGGCGTCATCTTCTTTAGTAAAGTTAATCATATTATTGCTCTTCCTTTTTGTTGTTCCCAATCTCTATTAGATCTAACTTTATCGTTAGTTTCTAATGCTGATTTTAGTGTTTTTAGGTCTACACCTAATTGATCCCCTAAATAAATTAAAGCGTTCATGTCTTTAGGGAAACAATGTCCACCAAACCCAAAATCACTATCAGGTCCTGGGACTGCCCAGTGTGATTTACCTAACCTTTCATCATAGATAGCATATTCTATTACTTTATCATAATCAATCTCTAACTCATCACATAATTGATAAATTTCATTAGCGAATGAAACTTTAGTTGCTAAAAAGCAATTAGTAATATATTTAACCATTTCAGCATGAGTAGATCCTGTTTTAATGATTTTAGCTTTAGGAAATACCTTTGCATAAATTCTACGTAATTTAGTAGTCCCTGGGCGGGGGCCTCCAAGTATAATTCTATTTTGATTGTTAAAATCCTCTACAGCGTTTGCTTCTGTAAGGAATTCAGGATTGAATATGATATTTAATGAACAATATCTATCATTCCATTTTGATATCGTGCCGGGTGATACTGTTGATTTTACTACAATTGTTTTTTTGACTTCTTGATCGTTTGCTAATAAATCTATGTTAACTAATTCTTTTTCTAAGATATCAGTATGACAACTCCCATCTTCATTCATCGGAGTTGGTAAACATAAAAATATAGTATCACTTTTAAAAACTAAATCTTTATATGTAGAGTTACATTTAGATTTATCTAAGTCATACGTTAATATGTCATAATAGTTTTTAAATTTTTGGTAAACTGCATTACCAACAAATCCTTGTCCTATAATTCCTATATTCATTTTTTTAAAAGTTGTTTAATTCTATTTTCTTGTAACCCTATATGTTTAAGGAAGGTTTTAGTCTCTTTCTTCCCTAAAACATCTAAATATTCTTTAGCTTGCTTACATGAACACTCAAAATACGTACTTACTATAACAAGTAAATCAGAGTTATAAGATTTTTCCTTACTACCCTTTATCCATTTATTAAATCTAAATTTATCACCAGTCATAGATTGATAATATTTAAAAGATTCTTTTGGGGTAACATCGTATCCCTGTAAACGATTTACTATATCTAACATATTATTATTAAAGCCTAAAGCTCTATTAATAATAAATTTATTATAGGTTTTTTGTTCGTCTTCATTAAGATCCTCCCATTTAATCTTTTTATCATGTACTAATTTTAGAAAATCAAAGGGAGTCATTAGCTTCTTTAGGTAAGAATTCTTCATTTACATGACCACACTTGGCACACGCAAACACAGAAATAGGGATCAATGCAGGTTGTCCATTAGGGGATAACATAGGTGATAATTTACGCATTAAGGATACTTCTGTAAAATGTTCATGGTGACATTTATCACAGTGAACTGGGGTTGTTTGTGATAGATCTATGTTGAATTGTTGTGGGTCCATTATTTATATGTTTTTTTTGGCTTTTTAAACCGGATTTTATCATAACGGTCATATTTCTTATTAAACCATTTATACCAATCTCTAAACTGTTCTAATCTTTGTTGGGGTGAATTTACACTCATAATTTTAATAATTTATTTAACATAGCGGCTACACAAATTTCTTTATCAATAACAAAACTATATTCATATTGATATTGAGATATTACTATAATGGCATCGCCTACCTTTGTAGTATACTCTTCTACATTATCGTATAAACACCTAAATAATGACTCAAATTGTTGTGCACCACTATCGGCAATTATTTGTCTAATATCATTTAGTTTAGCTTTATTTTTTAAAGCAGCTACAACTTTATTCTCAAAATCAGTATTAACTAATGATTTTGAATCTAGAATTAATTTACCCCCCTTTACACTACCTTGTACTGTGTTAAGGATTTTTCTAATATCTGGGTAATGGGTAATTATTATTTGTCCCAGATCTTCCTTAGTAAAGTTAATTCTTTCACTTTCACAGATTTGTAAAATATGTTGTCCCACTTCTTTTTTAGAAGGTGGAGTAATTCCAAAGGCAACGCAACGAGACTGTAAGGGACTAATGATACGGTCCAGATAATTACATGTAAATATAAAACGACAGCTAGTAGAAAACGTTTCAATAACGTTCCTAAGGGTTGCTTGGGCTTGAGCTGTAAGGTAATCTGCCTCATCTAATATAACTATTTTTAGCCCATTAAATCCTATACTAGAGGCAAATGGGACTATTTTATCTCTAATTGTGTCAATTCCTCGTTCATCTGAAGCATTAATGTAAAGATGATCAGCTTCTAATTGATCTACTATTAGTTTGGCCAGCGAGGTTTTTCCTGTCCCCGCTGGACCAAACAATAGTAGATTTTGTAGTTTACCTGTATCTAAATAATCTTGTATTTTGGTTCTAATAGTATTATCCCCAACAAAGCCATTTAAATCTTTAGGTCTATATTTTTCTACAAATAAATCCATTAGAACATTGGTGGTTGATCAGTTAGCATTTCTTGCTTTTCATTAGGTTTATCTACAATTACACATTCTGTAGTAAGTAATGTATTAGCGGCTGATGCGGCGTTTTCAAGAGCACAACGTGTAACTTTAGTAGGATCAATTATACCTTCGGAAAGCATATTAATTTTATTTTCAGTGGCAAGATTCCAACCAAGTTCAAAATCATCTTTAAGTTCAAGGCTTAACCAAATACAATCTTCATGGTTATATCCTGCATTAGATAAGATTTGGTAAAATGGTTTGCGTATAGCCTTTTTAATGATTTCATAACCAATTTCTTGGGCATCATTAAGTGTATCATTTTCAATTTGATATGAAGCACAAAGCAAAGCATGACCACCTCCTGGAAGAATACCTTCTTCAATAGCGGCTTTTACTGCGTGTACAGCATCATCTACTCTGTCTTTTCGTTCTTTCATTTCGGTTTCAGTGTGACCACCAACATTGATAACAGCAACACCACCAGCAAGTTTACCTAAACGTTGTTGTAATTGTTCACGAGCATAGTTACTTTCTGCTTTATCGATTTGGCTTTTAATTTCTTCAAGACGAGCACCAATAGCATCTTCATTACCAGCACCATCAACAATTGTAGTCTCTTCTTTAGTCATTGTAACCCCGCGGGAATTTCCAAGCATATCAAAAGTAACTTTATCAAGTTTCATGCCTTTTTGTTTTGAAACAACAATACCCCCAGTAAGTGCAGCCATATCTTCAAGAACCATTGTACGGCGCTCTCCAAAGTCAGGTGCTTTAACAGCAGCGCACTTCAAAATACCTCTCATTTTATTAACAATCATTGCAGCAAGTGCTTCACCGTCAATGTCTTCAGCAACAATCAAAAGTGATTTATTTTGTTGGGAAACAGCTTCCAAAATTGGCAATAATTCCTTTACAGCACTGATTTTACCATCATACATTAAAATGTATGGTTCGTCAAGCTGACAAGTCATTGAACCATTGTCTGTAACAAAGTACGGTGATTTGTAACCACGGTCAAACTGCATACCCTCAACTACTTCGAGTGTAGTTTCGTGTGTTTTGCTTTCTTCAACTGTAATAACACCTTCACGTCCTGCTTTATCAAATGCAGCCGAGATTAATGCACCAATTTCTTCATCATTATTAGCTGAGATAGTTGCAACTTGTTTAAGTTGATCTTCGTTTGAGATATCTTGTGATTTATCCTTTAAAATAGAAACAATATCTTTTACTGCTTTATCAATTCCTCTTTTAATATCGATAGCATTATTAGAACGATTACTTACGGCCTCAAGGGCTTGATTAAAGATTTCACGAGTTAAAACTGTAGCCGTAGTTGTACCATCTCCTGCCTGTTCTCCGGTTTCAATAGCAGCTTGTTTAACTACTTGTGCTCCTAAATTTTCAATAGGATCCTCAAGATCTACTTGTTTAGCTACAGACACACCATCTTTAGTTGAGTGGGGTGTACCCATACCACTACCTTTTCCGATAATAACGTTACGGCCATAAGGTCCGAGTGTACTTGCGACTGCATCTGCAAGTTGGTTGACTCCTTCTTGAAGTTGACCCCTTCCGCTTTCTCCAAATTTGATTATTTTACTCATATTTTATTAATTTATAACTCCTAAAATTTCTGATTCTGATGAGAGTACATACTCTTCACCTTCGATTTCTACGGTATTTGCCCCGTACTTAGGCATAATAACTTTTTGTCCTACTTCTACTCTCATAGGTACCAGATTACCATTATTGTCATAACGGCCGGGCCCAACTGCAAGTACTGTTCCAAAGTCAGGACGATCCTTCCCCATATCAGGAACAACAATGTTCCCGTAGGTTGATTCTTCAGCTTCAATCGGTTGGATTAAAATCCGATCAGCCAACGGTGTAATAGGTATATTTTCCATATTTTTTATTGATTTTGATTTCTTACAAGATAATAATTACTTTCTAGGTCTCCAAATTTAAATGCAAAAGACATTAATCCTTTTGGATTTACTCTCATCCAACCTAATTCAAAACGTTTATTGTGTTTAAATATTTCTTTAACTAAATCCGCATTAAAAGGGATATTATCTAATGCTCCTTCAGAACTACCATCTTCTATATGAGAAGCAAAAGATACTGAATTAGATGTACTATTCCCTATAGTAAATTTTATTTCAGGTGAAGTAAACCCATCTTGGGTAGAAACATAAAATACTTCTTCACCTACTGCGTCTTTAGATTTAATAAAACGTGTAGTAAATTCTTCATTTAATTCTACATGAATATCATTTTCAGTTTTATTAATATTAGGTACCTTAGGAATAACTTGAGGGTCTGCTAAGTTAAATTTAATATCCATAGCAGTATCCCCAATAGTAAATTTAGAGGGAATTTTATTTTCTTTGACTATTTCAAACATAACTTCGTTTTCAAGAATCCCTAACATTTTACTAAGTGTAGAAGTACTATAAATACCAAATTCACCTATAGGGAATTTAAATTTTTTAGATACTACTTTACCTACTAAATTTTGAGAATCATTTATAAAGTCTGCTTTAAGGGATTCACCATCTGAAACCCACTTAACTCGTTCTATATTACCACCTAAATGGTATTTACCTATAAAACTATCTATTATTCTTTTATCTGTCATTAGAATGAGAAAAAATTATTTACATGTGTGTTAAGGGTTAAACTACCCCAACTTAAGTCTTTATAGAAGGTTTCTAACTTATTTTTTAAGATTGAATCAAATGCTTTGTCTCTATCTATATAAGTCTCTACGAATGTACGAATACCTTCTGGGAAATCAAAGTCTAAGAAACCCATTGTGTCAATCTTGTATGGGTTATCTTTTAAATATACCCATTTGATTTTATCTCCCTGTACAATTTGTGAGTGTTTTTTATCTAGACCTTTAAATCTAAGAAAATCATTATAACGAACAGCAGCTTTAACATTAACAGGTGCCCCTGTTTTTAATACTGTAAATATATTTCCGGCACCCGGGGGGCGTTCAACATATTTTTTAATGTCTTTTACTCCAGTAGGTTTGCCTAGCAATTCAAGTGGTAACTCATTTAGGCTATTTTTGAATTCAAGAATCTCTTGGTCAATTTCACTTCGAGTAGCACCAAATAGGATTTTATTAAGTATACCATTAAAGAATTTCTTAAATAAGGGTGGGAAATTTGATTTCATAAAGTCAAGACCTTTAACATCAATATCCTCTACCTTCATACCCTCTTTTTTAGTAATATATTGGGCATATCTTCTTTTACCTGAGAAAAAACCAGAACGAATGGTACATTCGGTTTTCATTTCAAGTCGATGTTTATTGATATTAAATGCTTCCTCAGCTAATGTGTCATAGTATTCTGTAATGAGATCCTGATACTTAAGGGCCATTTTTTCTAAAAGATCATCTTGTTCTTCCTCTGACATTTCAGAGAAATTAGGATATAAATGTTTTAGAAGTGGCTCAGCATGGAAGTAATTAGAGTCTGTGTCAACATATGTACAGAAGTTTTTATCGTCTTCTTTACATATCCACCAGGGTATTTGTTCTTGATTAACCATTAAAATCTTTCGTCTATACCGGGAATTGTAATTATACCACCATCCTTTTCACCACGAGAATTTAAAATATTTTCGTTAATAGTAATTTCAAATAAATCCCCATTAATTTTTACATTTCCCCCTTGTTGGACCATTTTACGAAAATACGAAAGCTGTTTGTCATTCCAACCCTCACTTAATGTAAGTATTACTTCTTTTTTAACATATTCACCATTCATTTGGATGAGAACATTACTTCTTATTGATTGTGGAGATAATCCCATTATAATTCTATTTTTAATTCGCCCCTAAGGACTTTGTTCATGTGTGTGTTTGCAAATAATGCTGATTCTTGGATGATTCTTTGACCACTTAATGTTATAGCTTCACTAAGGATAACGCTACCATATCTAAAACTAGGTAAGGCAGTTGCACCATAAAGTGAATTCAGCAAGATTTTCATGGTATACTGTTTAAGGTGATTTAATTCGCCTTCTTTTTTATTACCACTTTTATAAGCAACTTTCATTGCTTTCTTATATCTGACTCGTTCATCAAACCACTTATCAAGAATAACAGACAATACAGATTCCTTATCAGTTCTAAACATAACCCCATTTGCAGTGATTGTTAAATCATGTTGTTTAATCTTACTGATTATATCACTTACACGCGTATTTTGCGTTTTACGTGCGGTATTTTCAAGTGGAAGGGTAGCTTCAGGGTCGTCGTTGACCATTTTTTCTAGGTCATTTAATCCAAGTCTATTATTTCTGTCATTATATAAATCCAATACCCTACCAATATATGTTTCTTTACCAATATTAAGTGACATAATGATTGAAGGGTATAGTGACGTAAGGTCTTCATCAAACATATAATTGTAGATACCTGTTTTAGGGCAGAATAAGTAGCCACCTGCGTAATTTTTCTTTGTAAGTGGATCTAAATCTTTATTAGGGGGAATAGTACCCTGAGAAATTAACCAGCTTGAAATTGCTCCATCATGAATACGAGATGATTGGTATACTTCTTCATATGATACTTTTCCCTTATGGGCTAAGTTTTTAGTTAGATCAATATACTTAAATTTTTCATCAAGTTTCTTAAGGATTAAAACATCAACAAAGTTATATTCAATGAATTTCTCTTTATCTTCAGCAAATAATCTATCAAGTGATCCTTCGTATTCAATTTTCTTTTGATCTACGTATTTTTCACCTAATGAATCTAGTTTATAAGAAGGTTCGTCTTTAAAACTATATTTTTTATGCATTCTCATGTAATCAAGAGAAGCAACTCCTGCAATACGAATAGGCATATCTTCATCCCAATGTCTCTCTTCTATAATGTTAATGGGGGACATTCTTTTTACAGTACGACTACCCATAGTGTTTTTAATTCTATAATAGAGGTAGGGAATATCAAAATAATCACTATTATACCCAACTAAAATATCAGGTTGAACATCCTCCATCATAGTAATAAACTTATCTAGTAAGTCTGTTTCTCTGGGTACGGGAATTACTTCTCTTCCTTGGCTATCAAATGTATGTTCAAGATTTCCTTCCTTATCAACAATAATAATTTTCCATTCATCTACCTGACGATCCCACCACGCAATTGAAGTAACAGGTTTAGGGGCAGATTTAATATATTCAGGGGTTAGTGCACCCCCCATCTCAATCTCAATATCGAAAAATACTTCTCTATGAGTAACAGAAGGTGTATCATCATCTCCATATCTGTCAATAAGGAATTTAGTATGGATGTTACCTCTAGTATGATCCGAATAATGCATTCGAGGATCCTCTCGGTTCCAGTTAAATACTTTTTTTAGATTTTCACCCTTCAAACCTTGGTGTGTGGCTTGTTCTTGATGACACTCTATATAACCATAATTTTGGAATTCTTCTTCAGAGTACCCTTCATCAGTCCAGAGATGGATTCGGTAATGATTCCACTCATCACCTCGTTGAACATAACAATTTTTGTACATTAATCTTGATTATATAAATCAATATACATAGGCTTTGATGCAAGGCCAATTTTCCTACCCTTTTCTACTCCATCTACTTGTAATACTACAGTAGGGACATTTCTAATATTAAATGATTGACAAATTTCTGGGTTTGAATCTATGTCAATTTTTTGAACAGTATATCCCTCTGAGTTAAGTTCATCCATAATTGGACCTAACTGTCTACAAGGCCCACACCATGGGGCGCTAAAATATAAAAACTTTTTCATACTAATTCTTCTACAATTCCTACTACTTCACTTACAACTAAGACTACAGTAGCGGCAATTAGGTTAAATGGGATAAGTGCATATCCCGCAATTCGAATTCCAGATTTAATAAATGAAATTATTCGATGCCACTTTTGATCTGGCATTTGGTCTATATTTTTTACTACAGGACGACTATTAAGACCCCTTTTAGCATTCATTATTTCTCTATCAGACATTTTTTAATTCATTTTCAGTAAAAAATTGCTTAAGATCAGGTCTAAAATAGTTAATATTTTTCATAACTTTCTTGTCACGTGATCTGTATACAATATATTTATCACCACACTTTTCATAGTGGCATGCTTCCCCTTGTTCCCTAGCTCTAAGCTCCACTGTTTCTTTTGCTTCAGTCTCAGTCGAGCAAGCCTTTGATAAGTTTGAAGCTTGCACCTCTTGATAGGCTGGCCAAACTTTATCC